TCACGCTCCCGGCCACACGAACCCCCGCCCCGGTATCATCCGTCGCCTCTGGCTTCGGACCCCGGCGCGGGTCTAGCCCCCGACCGTCCTCCGGGACTGGTCGGGTACTGACTCCACCGGATCGCAGGCCCGCTTGCCCCGGGTCTTCCGGTGGGACCTGCGGGGGGATGCCGGGCTCGGCCCTGGGCGTGGCGGTCCATCCCATCCCGGCTCCCCGCAGACACAACCGAATAGCGCGTGGACGAGCCGCCACCGGAAACCGGTGCGGTGCTGTCTTAGGGACGGACGACCCGGTGAGCAGGTGGGTCGGATCGGCCGCTTGTGTCAGCCCGGCCTCGTCCACGGCACACGAAACTTCCCGACGGTCGCCTCAGGGTCACTCGTCGGGCACATGGCAAGGCACGCAAGACCCCGCAAGTCCAACGCTAGGAGCGCACGATGGACGAGTTCGATCCCTGCCCGACCGCCCACGACGAGATCACCCAACGCATTGACGTCCTCAAGGCGCGCATCGCCGGATTCGACTGCGAAGCGATCAAGGAATCCGAGGCACGACTCACACAGGACCACGCCCGCCTCGCAAGGGACGAGAAGCGCCTCGCCGAGTGGCTGGACATCGCCAGGCGCTCAGCCTGACCCCACAGATCTTCCCGGCCGCCATCTCGCGGCAACCACCCACACCCCAATGGGGCGACCGCTTCGGCGGATTTGACACCTTGAGATGAGCGCCGGGGAACTACGCCAACCCCAGGTAAGCACTGGGGTTGGGATGGACTGAGCACGAAAGACCCCGGCGAGTGCGGCCAGCACTCCCGGGGCATGACCGACCACGAAGGGGTCGATGTGAAGACGATAGCGTATCTGCCAACAGGCACTGAGGCGCGGTTTTTCTCGAAGGTCCACAAGGACCCCGAGACCGGTTGCTGGCTCTGGGCCGCTGGCCTCAACCGCGACGGCTACGGCCAGTTCGCCCCCGCCGGGTTCACGATGCTCGCCCATCGCTGGGCGTACACACACTTCGTCGGCCCAATCCCCGACGGGTTGACCATCGACCACCTGTGCCGAGTTCGGAACTGCGTCAACCCCAAGCACATGGAGCCGGTCACGCAGCGGGAAAACACGTTACGCGGGGAGACGTACCGTGCAGGGATGGTGTCCCGCACGGAATGCCCCGCCGGTCACCCGTACAACGCAGAGAACACCCACTGGTACAAGAGCCGCAGGCGAGTGTGCCGGATATGCGAGCGCGTCCGAGATGCCGCGCGGTACGCCAGGGCGCGCGGTCTCGTCGCCTGACCCCACAAGCACCCCGCCGCCGCGCGACCAGATCCACGGCGGCGGGTGACAGACGCAGGAGGGCGACCGTGCCCTACGCGATCAAGGCCAACTGCTCCCAAGCCGGCTGCCCCAACAAGGCCAGCATCCACGGCAAGTGCCCCGACCACGCACGAGCAGCAGACCTAGGGCGAGGCACACGACAGCAACGTGGCTACGACCGCAGGCACGACCAGCTCTGCAAGCAGTGGGCGCCCATCGTCGCCACCGGCACCGTCAAGTGCGCGAGATGCAGGCGGGTCATCACGGCAGGCGCAGCCTGGGACCTCGGCCACAGTGACGACCGGACACGATGGACCGGGCCCGAGCACGAGCGCTGCAACCGCAGGGCCGGCGGGCAAGCCGTCAGACATCGGGACCGGACCTGACCCCCAGGGGGATACCCCGAGGGGTATGGGCCTCCCGGACCGCCGGGGAGGGGAACGGCCCGGCGCGCGATATCGATCGTTCTGCCTAGGGGGTGGTCCGCGTGGCTACTCCAGGCCGAAAGCCGAAGCCTGCCCTCCAGATCGTCCGCGAGGGCAACCCTGGCCGGCGCCCGATCCGCGAGAGCGTCAAACTGCCGCCGTCTGCGCTCGTCGAGCCGGACTGGTCCGAGCTCCTGCCGGGCGAGTCGGCCGCCCAGGAGCGTGCGCGCGAGACGACGCACCGCCTCTGGGTGAAGCTCGCTCCGACGCTGGCGCGATCGGTCGGCCTCGTCGGGGAGCAGCAGGAGTGCCTGACGGACTACTGCACGACGTGGGCGCGCATCGAGCAGGGCGAGCGTCAGATGTCCTGCGAGGGGCTGACGGTCATGGGCGCGATGGGTGGGATGGTCCGTAACCCGGTCGCGACGGTCCTGAACCAGTACCGGTCGCACCTTCGATCCCTGATCGGTGAGCTTGGCCTGTCTCCGTCGGCGGCTACCCGCTTGGGCGGGAAGGGCGACGGCGATGAAGAAGACGATCCGTTCGACTGAACTGCCCGTCCCTCGGGATGCCCTGCTCGAGTTGGGTCTGACTGCAGAGCAGATCGCCCAGGCGGAGGCCGCGGCCCCGCTGGTCCTGGCGTTCCAGGCGGATCAGCACCCGGGCGCGTGGTTCGACGTCCCCCGGGCGCGCAAGGCGTTGCGGGCGCTGGGCATGTTCCGGCACACCAAGGGCCGTTGGGCGGGTGTCCCGCTGCGGCTGGGCGAGGGCCTGGACCCGTGGCAGGTCGTGTGGGTGCTGGCTCCGGTGTTCGGGTGGGTGTATCACGACGCTGAGATCGACCTCGTGGTGCGGGTCATCCGGGCCGCGTGGGTCGAGGTGCCTCGCAAGAACGGGAAGTCGACGATCGCGTCAGGCATGTCCGGTGTCCTACTGCTGGCCGATGGTGAGGCCGGCGCGGAGGTCTATAACGTCGCGGGCTCGACGTTGCAGGCGGGGCGCGTGTTCGAGGACGCGAAGCGGATGCTGATGACGTCCCCGGCAGCCCGGAAGCGCGTCGAGCCGCTCAAGGAGGTCGTGCGGGTTCCCCGGACCGGCGGCATCCTGCGGGTTCTGTCCCGGGTGGCGGAGACCGCGCACGGTCTGAACGTGTCGGGCGCGGTGGTCGACGAGGTCCACACGCTGCGTCTGCGCCGGGCCTTGGTCGAGGCGGTCGAGACGGGGACGGGTGCCCGGTCTCAGCCGCTGGTGGTGTTTATCACGACCGCCGACGAGGCGGAAGAGGGCACGATCTACGACGAGAAGCACACGTACACCCGGAACTGCGCGAACGGGATCGTGAAGGACCCGGGTCACTACGGGGTGATCTGGGCGGCGGAGGAGACCGACGACCCGTTCTCCGAGGCCACGCAGGCGAAGGCGAACCCGGGGGCCGGGAAGTCGCCGACGTGGGCGTACTTGCGGCGTGAGGCGCAGAAGGCGCAGACGACTCCGACGTACTTCCCGACGTACTGCCGGCTGTCGCTGAACCTGCGGCGCCGTGAGCAGTCGCGGTGGCTGAACCTGACGAAGTGGGACACCTGCAATGGCCCGGTGGATCGGGCTGGCCTGCGGGGTCACCGTGCGTGGGGTGGCCTGGACCTGTCTGCCGTCTCGGACTTCACGGCCTGGGCTGTGTGGGTCGAGGACAACCGGCCCGACGCCCTCGGCTGGGACCTGCTGACGCACTTCTGGGTGCCCGGTGACCGGGTCGAGGACTTGCAGCGGCAGCTGATGGTGCCGTTGCAGGCGTGGATCGACCAGGGGTTCGTGACCGCGACCGAGGGTGACGTCATCGACTACGGGTCGGTGCGCTCGCAGGTGATCGGGGACTGCCGCCACTTCGACATGCAGCGGGTGTCTTACGACCGCATGTTCGCGGGCCAGCTCGTGCAGGAGATCGCCGAGGATCTTGGCGGCCCGGACACCCTGGCCCCGGTCGCGCAGACGTTCCTGGGCCTGTCCCCGGCGTGCAAGGAGCTCGAGCGGCTGATCGGGTCCGGCGCGCTGCGGCACGGCGGGAACCCGGTGCTGCGGTGGATGGCGTCGGTCGTGGAGGTCAAGAACGACGGCCTGGACAACATCCGGCCCGTGAAGCCCGACCGGAAGAAGTCCGTGGCCCGTATCGACGGCATCCAGGCCGCGGTGACCGGGCTCGACGGGATCGTGCGCATGGTCAAGGCCGAGCCGAGTGACGACCGCATGTTCATGTTCCGCTGACGACGACGAGGAGGTGGCCCGTGGCGATCCTCCTCCAGGCGTCTGTCCTCAGCGACGACGAGAAGGCGTTGATGGTGCGCCTGAACTCGTCGCTGAGCAAGCGCGCGAAGCACGACGCCCGGATGGACGCCTACTACGAGGGCCGTCAGCGCTTGGACCAGATCGGGCTGGCGGTCCCCCCGGAGTTGCGCCGCTTCGAGACGGTCGTCAACTGGCCGCGGCGCGTCGTCGACGAGCTGACTCGACGCCTGGACGTCCGCTGCTTCGTCATGCCGGGCGAGGACGACGCCTCGGAGGTGCTGCGCGAGGGGTGGGAGGTCAACAACCTCGACTCCGACGCGCCCCTGCTGTCTCAGGAGACGATGATCACCGGTCGCGGCTTCGTCACCGTCGGAGCCAACGAGGACGACGGGGACCACCCGCTGATCCGGGTCGAGCCGTCCCGGCAGATGTCAGCGCTGGTGGACGCCCGCACCCGGCAGATGCTGGGCCTCCTGCGGTCCTACAAGGATGCCGAGCGGACCCGCCGACGCACGCTCATGCTGCCGAACTCGACGCTCTGGCTGCGGATGGCCGCGTCGGGTTGGATTGTCGAGGACCGCGACAACCACAACCTCGGTCGCGTGCCTGCGGTGATGTTCCTGAACCGTCGCCGCCCGGGTGAGTGGTGGGGCGAGTCGGAGATGACCGACGTCATCCCGATCACCGACGCTGCGGCCCGGACGCTGACGAACCTCCAGGTGGCGCAGGAGGGTCTCGCGGTCCCAGGCCGCTACATCTTCGGCGTGGACCCGTCGAAGATGGTGGACGCGAAGACCGGGAAGCCCGTGCCGGTGTGGGAGGCCTACTACACGGCGCTGATGGTCCACACGAACGCGGACGCGCGGGCTGGCCAGTTCACCGCGGCGGACCTCAAGAACTTCACCGAGACCGTCAACCATTATGGCCAGCTCTGCGCGTCCGTGTCGGGCCTGCCGATCCGGTACTTCGTGGTCTCGACGACGAACCCTGCCGCCGAGGGTGCGATCCGCGCGGACGAGTCGCCGCTGGTGAAGAACGCCGAGCGCAAGCAGCATGACTGGGGCGACGGCTGGGGCTGGGTCATGGGCCTGTACGAGCGTCTGCGCACGGGCGAGTGGCCGACGTCGAACCGGATCTCGACCCTGTGGTTCGACCCGGGCACCCCGACGTTCGCGCAGCGTGCCGACGCGGTGCAGAAGCTCGCGGGCGGTCGTCCGCTGCTGTCCCGCCGTGGCGCGTGGACCGAGCTGGGCTGGTCGCAGCCTCGGATGGACACCGAGCAGGGGTACTTCGACGCCGAGCGCGAGGAGGACGCGGACCCGTACCTGGGGCTGATGGCGGCGAAGGACGCGGCGGCGCAG